ATTGAGTGAGCCATATTAATCTCTCCTATACTTCAGGTTGTTTATAAAGTTTGTCACCTCTTCCTGGAGATAACGTTGTGCTCTTTCGTCGTGGCTTACTGCAGAAGCAACATCCATTAACACATTACCCCTTCTATGATTCATAATTCTTTCATAGATTGGATCAGGGTAAGCATCTGGAGCACTTGGATTAGCAACAATGTCTACAGTAATAATTTCAAAATCATTGACTTTACCGCTTTCATTTACGTTGCCACTGCCTCTGCTTGACACGCCTAGTTTAACACCACTCTCCAGTAGGGTTTTACAAATGTTTCCCATTGGAGTTGGTAATATCTTAAGTTTACCGATACCATTAGCACCATTAATATCCATTTCTGTAATCATGTGGCTTACACGATCAAGGTTGATATTTAGGTCATCAGGGTGATCAGCTTCACCTAATACGCTATATCCTTTTTTGATTTTTTCATTAATTGCTCTAACAGCATTATGAATTTCATCTTTAGGATAAATTCTACCGTTTTGGTTTTGTACATCGCCTTCAATAAAGATACCTTTCATATAGAGGCTTTTGCCACCGTTAGCTTCATCGACAGCTTCGGTGACAATATTTGCCTGACTATAAGTTAAATGTTCTTTTAGCGGTGTAAACATATTACTTCATCTCTCTTTTTGGCGCTGGTGCTGGCTTTGGATCGCCTGCTTCTTGTGGACCTGTTACACCCATGTCTTTAGCTGCTGGTGCTGCTGCACTTGATTCTTCAGCTGTATCTGTTGGATGTGGATTGCCCATGTCATTACCTGCATTGTTTACAGGTGAACCTTTGCTGTCGCTACCATCTGTATGGCTTACGCTAACTGCTTTTAGTTCTGCACCTTCTTCAAGACCTTCGACTTCTTCATCGTCTGCGTCATCTGACTCAAATGCAACTTCTTCCATTTCTGGTTCCATTGCTTCTTCATCATCTTCTTCTGACTCGTCGCCCATTAGGTCTGCAAATGCTGCACGTAGTTCTGCAATTGCATCTTCTACATTTGCCATTGCTTCTTCAGCGTCAGCTTCTTCTGCTTCTTCGCCTTCGTCGTCCATTGACATTTCTAGATCCATTTCTGCTTCGTCGTCATCTTCGCCAAATACTTCTTCAGCTTCAATTTCGTCTTCTGCAGACTCGATGTCGTCTAGAAAATCTTCTTCTGCGTCATAGTTGTCGATTGCTTCTTCAACTTCAACGTCATATGTTTCGTCAAGGTCTTCTTCTTGAATATCTTCTTCAACACTTTCGTCGCTTTCGCTAAGTGCTGCCCAATGATTTTTTGCTTTCTCAACGAAAACATCGTGAAGAAGATCTGCTGCCTTCTCACGCTCTTCATTTACAAGATACTCAAGGACTTTAACTAGTGAATCTTTATGATTGCTCATCCTTTATCTCCTTAAAATTCAGGCTTACCGTTATTGGTTTACAAGTATTATTTATTACCAATACGTTTTACCATGTAAAAAAGGCGTAAAAACTGTACTTTTTGACTAAAAAGTCAAGATAAGTAGTTTTTACACCTGATTATTGTACTGATTTACGGTAAATTTGCTGTACTCGTTCTGTACGAGTAGCATGTTCAGTTTTATGAATTTCACGTTGTTTACGTAATCTATTAATATGCTTTAGTGTTAATCTACTACGTCTGGTATCGTCTATATGACGGTTACTGTACTCGTCATCTTCTGCTTCATAGTATTCTCTTAAAAATTCATTACTGCGCATTCGGTGTTCCTCCTGCAGGCTCAGTGACATTTTCAGAACCACTGATCGGTGAGTCGCCTGTCTCTGTTTCTCCTGCGTCTAATTCATCCCCGGTTGGAATATCAGGATTGGAGTCAATATCAAATCCACGTACCCCAACACTTCCTAACCCAGGCTCGCTGTCTTCACTTGGTTTGGTTCCACTTTGATTTTCTTCCATCCACAAACGTTCGTTTTCAAGAATTTCATCTTCAGTAAGGCCCAAATATTTTCCTAGCATAAATCGTCTACTTAAATAGTCAACACCCTCAAGTGCACTAAACACATTAGCACGAGCAGCATGTACTTCAATTTCTTTGTACTCACTAAAGCTCTGTGGCTCAACAAATTTAAGATTAAAGATACTACTATCAATACTAATGCCTTTGTTTTTCATAAACAGTTTAAACTCTTTGTCAAAAACTGGTCCAAGAATATTTTGTAGACGTTGACAATACTGATTAAATCTGTATTCTTGAATAAACGCTGTACCCACTCTACCATCAACATAGGTTGCTGTTCCATCATCTGGACCAGTTGGTAGATAACTGCTAGGTACACGCAATGCTCTTAGCATTTTATTTGTAAAGTAACGCAAGTCATCAATCTGACCTAAGTTCTCACCACCTGGTAGAACTTCAACTTTTGAACCTCTGCCTTCAGCAGTTTGTGCAAAGAAATAATCTTCCATAATTGATAGAGGATTATATGCAGCATCCATAATACTATTGCCGCCACCAGTTTTACTTGGAATACGCTTTTGGTGAATTTCATTTTTAACACGCTCAACAAACCCCATAGCTTTGTTAGCTGGCATATTGCCTACATCAACGTAGAATACTCTGCGCTCTGGTGCACGTTGCACACGGTAAATGATAATAGAATCTTCTAGTAGTTCTTTTTGTTTGTAAGTTTTAAAGATTGGATCTAAAATACTAGCACCAAATGGGAAATTACTGTCCATACCTTCTGTAAGTGCAGCATGTAAAACATGTTCAGCATCAACATTGTATTCATGTATGTTTCCCATAGTGTTATGAACTGCACTGTTGTTTCCAAACGCAGTTTGACCAGTGGATTGACCACGCATCATACTATTAACACTACTGTAAGTCTCGCTATGTCTAATAGGTTCACTTACGGTTTTATTTTGCATATTTAAATCTAAATTTTTAAATACATATTGTTCTGGTTCTTTTCCTGCAGCTTCGTTAATAATAACTTTAGTAACATCAACTGGATTAGCATAAAATAATTCCCAAGTTTCAGGATCACGAATAAAAAACTGATCCCCATACTTGATTGCATTTCTAAATGTTTTAAAAATGCGTTTATCCCAGTCTTGCAAATTACACCATTGACGTAAAGTTTGCTCTAGAATTTTTGCTTCGCTTTCAGTAACATCACCTGAATAATTTAAATTAAACGGTAAACTTGTTGTTTCGTCGACTTGTGTACTAAATTCAGCAATAATGTCAAGGGCAGCATTGATTTCACTGTCCATATCCATTTGGTCATACTGTGCATAACGCTCAACACGATTGGGTTGTCCACTATATACTTCAGGTAGCCAACTTTGAAAGCGGCTTGCAGTACTCGGTCTTGATGCATTTGCATCCTGTCCTTGATATACTGTAAAGTGTTTTTTCCAAGACATATGTTTATTCTTTCCTTTTAATAAGTGTATTTATCTTATTTTTTAGTTGTTGTTTGGACCAAATGGTATAGCAGAACTTACAATTCTAACTGGCATTGGGTCAGCATCTGTAAATGTATCACGTAATGCTTCTGCTAATGAAGTTGAATCAACTGTTGCCATTGCTGCAGCACCTAACCCAGCACCAGCTAACATTGGTAATAGTTGTGAGAAACTTTGATTGCCCATGAAACTAGAACTATTAGGATTCATTTGATCTCTAATACTTTGTCTGGCTGTTGCATCACCGCCCCTTGCGCTATTAAATAACCCAGCACCGCCACTAAAAAGGGCCATTGCAGCTGGACCAAGTGCATTAATAATATGATCTAGAGTATCGTTATTTCCTAAGCCTGCTATGCCGCCAATAAATTGTGCACCAGATAGTAATGTGGTGCCTTGAATCATGGCATTCATAAAACTAGTAAATGCACCGCTTGGTGAAGTAGCATCCTTCATTCCTTCCATTAGTTTACCAAGTCCGCTGTTGGTAACATCGTCAACATTAAATGCATCTAGGAAACCATCCATAATCCCAGCTCTTACCTGTTCTCCAATGATATTACTATCTAATTGAATAGCAGAAGCTGAAAGATCACCATTGTCCAATGCCTCAGCAAAGTTAATCAATCCTGTTTTTAAACGGTCTAATGCTGTTGCAACATCGTCTGTTCCATCTGAAAATACCTCAGCACTTGCTTGTATTGCTAACATTGCACTTGGAACACCAGCTTGTGCTTGTGCTAAATCACTAGCACTAAACTCAATATTTTTAATTTGTCCAGCAAGTGCTATAGCATTTGCTTCTATCTGTGTTGGATCCATTCCAGCTTGAACATTTGCAACACCTTCTTCCAAGAACGACCTAATGTCAACTCCTCTAGCTGCAAGACCAGCAGCCAACTGTGTAAAGTCTTCATTCCCCATGTCAGGTGCTAATCCAGCAACCATATTAGTTAATGCTGCACTAAGTACTGGTCCTACTGTTGGACCAAGTTGATTAAATCCTTCAATCAATTTGTTTTGTGCTTGCAGTTGGTCTTCATTTAGATTTCTTGCTGCTACTGCTACTACTGCTTGTCGTCTAAATTCATTTCTCAATCTTATTCTATCTTGAATGTCTTCACCAGTTATACTTGCGGCAATTTCGTTTAGTTTAAGGTTTTCTTTCAAACTTTCAATTACTTCTGCACGAGCATTTGCTTCTGTTAACCTTTCACCACTTTCCATACGTCTCAATTCAAGCTCGTCTACTAAGAACGCTGCCATTTCATTTGCACTCATTCCAAAATAACCAGCATTTCTAGTTGCGTCTTGCATTTCCCTTTGGAATTGCACAAAGTTGTTGGTACTATCAACCATGTTGTCGCCCAACATCCTAATAGCAGGACCATTTTCAGTAACAACTTTTGCAAGTGTTTCCATTCCCAAGCCAACAGTAGCAGCTTGTGTTCTGAGCTCAACAAAGTCCATTCCTAGACCAGCACCAGTTCTTCTTAAAGCACTTAAACTTGATCCAAATTCTTCAAGTATACCAACAAGTGTTCCTAATTGAGCACCTATAGTAGTAAGCCCAAGTGTTCCCATAATGCCGCCACGACCAATTAAATCGCTAAACTTTTCTTT